ACAACATCGCCATTGCCCTGGGCTTGAAGCGCGGCATCCCCACCACCAAGCCCGCCCGTGTGCAGCGCGAGCAGGCAGCCCAGGGAGCGCAGGCATGAACACCCCAATCGACCGCGCCACCTACGCGCTCAACCAAGTCTTGCCGGCCATGCGCGACGGCGGCTTCATGCTGGTCACCAGCAGCGGCCAGCTGCATGTGCCCCCGGGCCGCGAAGCCGAGCAGTTCGCCGACCTGCTGGCCCACTTTCAGCAGCTCGCTTTGATCCGTGCGCAGTGCGCGGAGCAACTGCAACAGGAATCCAGCGACACGCAAGCCGAAGGCAAGCCCGGCATCTTTGCCGGTTGGGCGATGGAGGACAACATCATTGGCCATGGCTGGCGCGCCACTGCGCCAGCGCCTGCTGGTGATGAGCGCGCTGCGCATCCAGCGCCTGCGCCAGCTGGGTCAGCGTGCGCTGAGCCGCTGCCTCCTGTGGTGTCTGCATGGGCCGCTGGTCAGCCCGCCATTGGTTCGTGAGCGTGAGGCCGTCCATGCACGTCTCTTTCTCCACCATCCAGGCCAGTGCCACCAAGGCCCGGCTCATGCCCTCCAAGCGGCCAGCCAGTTCGTTGAATTCTGCGGTGTTCATGGTGTTGCTCCGGTTGAGTGTTGCGAGGTCTGAACTTTGCCCCACGCAAGCCCGTTGCGCCACCTGCAAACCCGGCATTTGTTTGGAAGCCCCAGCCGCCACCCCAGCGAGGCACTTCCAATGACGCGCCGAAATTGGAAGGGCTACCAGCCCGCCACCCTGCGCGACGCGCTGCAAGGCTGCAAAGACTTCGCGCAGCAGCGCCACAACCTGAGCGTGGAGCGCATTGCCGAGCGCATGGGCCTGGAAGACCACTGGGCGCTCTACAAGTGGATCGCCAACGGCCGCATGCCGCTGGTGAACCTGCATGCCTACGAGCACGCCTGCGGCATCGACCTGGTCACCCGCTACCTGGCTGCCACGGCGGGCAAGTTGCTGGTACCCGTGCCCACCGGGCGCCAGGCCCAGCCCGCCGACATGGTGGAACTCAACAGCGGCTTTGCCCAGGCCCTGCAGCTGCTGACCGACTTCTACGCCGGCGGCCCCAAGGCCTGCCCAGCCAGCACCCTGGAGGCCCTGCGCACCCACCTGGAGCAGGTGGCTTACCACCAGCAAAACGTTGCCGCGTACACCAACCCCGAACTGGAGTTTTGAACCATGACCATGACCGACCTGAACGCACACACCAAAACCACCAAGCCGCTGGCCGAGAACCTGCGCAAGACCTGCGATCTGTTTCGCCTGCTGACCGGGCACGAGGTGCTGGGCCTGGCCCCGGGCGAGATTGCCAAGGCGCTGGGCGTGTCGCCCTCGTGGGTGTCGAACAACCTGCCCGCCCTGGAGGCCGAAACCGGCTTTGTGGAGCGCGTGGCTGGCACCAACCGATGGCGCCTGGGCGTGCCCTTTGTGCGCATCGCCCTGTCGGTTCTGGCCAACCTGAGCGCCCAGCGCCAGCGGCTGGAAGACGCGGCAAAGCGCTACGGCGTGCCTCACTGAATCACGAGCCTTTCTTTTTCCCAACCCCAAAACCGAGTAACACAACATGAACGCAGGAAGAAAACCCACCCCCGCCGCTGCCACCAATGAAACCGTCATAGACATGGTGGCCGTGCAAGGTGACTTTCAATCACTGAACGAAGTGGCGCTGATGCAGGCCCAACACGACAGCGCCGTGCGCGCTGTGGCCGCCAGCATGGGCTACCAGCTGCCCGCCGACTGCACCGATGCCGATCTGATTCAGCGCGACATTGCCGCCAACATGCGCCGCAGCGTGGAAGCGTGCTTGCAAGTGGGCATGGGCCTGCGCGTGCTCAAAGCTGCTTGCCAGCACGGGGAATTCATGGCCCGCTTGGATGTGCTGGGCATTGAAGGCAGCGTGGCGCGCCGCTTCATGGATGCATCGACCCGCTTTTCAAAACGTGCGACGTCGCACGTTTTGGGCGCAGCAGCTGGGCAATCCAAGCTGTTCGAAATGATGGTCTTGGACGACGAGCAAATCGAAGAACTGGAGCTGAACGGCCAGACCGGCGATCTGAGCTTGGACGATGTGGCCAGCATGTCGGTGCGGGAACTGCGCGCCAAGCTGCGCGAAGCCCGCGCCGAAAAGCAGGCAGTCGAAAAAGTCCTGGAGCGCAAGAACAAAGAAAACGACAAGCTGCAACTGGTGCAGGTGATGCCGCCCGACCAGCAGTTTGACGAACTCATGAAGAAGGCCAGCAGCATCACCACCGACGCGCTGGGCGCCATTCGCGGCGGTGTGCGCGCCTCGCTGGTGGCCATCCATGCCCACGCTGGCCGGGGCACCAACGATGTGGTGATGGCCGGCCTGGTGGGCCAGCTGCAGGCCGAGCTCAACGCGCTGCGCGAAGAGTTCAACCTGCCCGACGTGAGCAACGCCGCCGACGCGGCACTGGCCGCCGAAATGGCCCAGTGGGCCAACTGAACCCACCGGCTGCACACCATGGCACTCAACCCGGTCACCGTGACGCGCCTGGTGCAGCTGCGCCAAAGCGTGGCCCTGGCGCCCCACGGCCAGCGCGCCGGCCTGTACCAGGCGGCCTGCGCGGAGCTGGGGGTGAGCCTGCCCACGCTGCACCGCCACCTCGGAAAAGTCACCGTGAAAACCCAACGCAAAACCCGAAGCGACGCGGGCGATATGTCGCTCTGTCGCGAAGAGGCCGCACTCATCAGCGCGCTGCTCATGAGCAGCCACCGCAAAACCGGCAAGCGCCTGATGTCCATTGGCCAGGCCGTGGACATCTTGCGGGCCAATGGCGAGATACGCGCCGAGTCGCTGGACGCCGCCAGCGGCGAGGTTCGCCCCCTGTCTGACAGCGCCATTGCCCGCGCGCTGCGCAGCTACAACCTGCACCCCGACCAGCTCAACCGGCCCACGCCCAGCGTGGAGCTCAAAAGCCTGCACCCCAACCACGTGTGGCAGATCGACGCCAGCCTGTGCGTGCTCTATTACCTCAACGCCCGCAGCGCCAAAGAAAGCGGCCTGCAGGTGATGGCCCACGACCAGTTCTACAAAAACAAGCCCGCCAACTTGAAGCGCATCGAGGCCGACCGGGTGTGGAGCTACGAGGTGACCGACCACAACTCGGGCGCCCTGTTCGTGAACTACGTGATGGGCGCCGAGAGCGGCATCAACCTGGCCAACAGCTTCATGGCCGCCATACAGAAGCGCGAAGGCGACCCGATGCACGGCGTGCCCTTCATCTTGATGATGGACATGGGCAGCGCCAACACCAGCGGCCTGTTTGGCAACCTGGCGCGGCGCCTGCAGGTGAAGTTGATCGCCCACGCACCGGGCAATGCGCGCGCCACCGGGCAGGTGGAGAAAGCCCGCGACCTGATCGAGACCAGCTTCGAGAGCGGCCTGCGGCTGCGCCCGGTGCAAGACCTGGCCGAGCTCAACGCGCAGGTCCAGCGCTGGGCGCGCTGGTTCAACGCCACCAAGGTGCACAGCCGCCACGGCAAGACCCGGTTCGACCACTGGCTCACCATTGGCGCGGAGCAGCTGCGCATTGCCCCACCGCTGGCCCTGTGCCAGGAGCTGCTGAACCACACGCCCGAGAGCCGCAAGGTGAGCACCACGCTCACCGTGAGCTTCAAGGGCGGCGAGTACGACGTGAGCCAGGTGCCGGGCGTGATGGTGGGCGAGAAGCTGAACCTGGCCATCAACCCCTACCAGGTGGACGCGGCCATGGTGGTGGAGACCGCCGCCGATGGCTCCGAGCTGCTGCACACCGCGCCGCTGGTGGCGCGCAACGATGCGGGCTTCCGCGAAGACGGCAACACCATTGGCGAAGACTGGGGCCGCCCCGCCGACACGGTGCTCGATACCAACCGCAAGGAAATCGAGCGCCTGATCTGGGGCGCCGAGACCGACGAGCAAGCAGCTGCTGCGCGCAAGGGCAAGGCCGTGCCGTTTGGTGGGCGTATCGACCCGGGCAAGGTGATCGACCTGGCGCCCGAGCGCACCTATCTCGACAAGCGCGGCGAAGCAATGGCCCTGCAAGCCACCAGCGTGAGCACCCCGGCCCCGGTGCGCCAGCTCACCCACTTCGAAGCCGCGCGCGCCCTGGCGCAGCTGGGTGTGGCCATGTCGGCCGAGCTGGTGGCCACGCTCAAAAGCCTGCACCCCGAGGGTGTGCCCGAGACCGAGCTGCCCGCGTTGCAGGCCCGGCTCACGGTGCGCGCTGGGCTGCGCGTGGTGGGGGGCGCATGAGCGCCGAACGCCTGGCGCAGCTGGGTTCAAGCCAGCGCCGCGCGGCCAAAGCCATCGGCATGAGCAGCAGCGCGCTGAGCCGCGCCCTGGCCACGGGCCTGTGGCCCACACGCGGTGGGCAGCTTGCCCGCCAGAAATACGAGCAGTTCCTGAGCGACCTGCAAAACGAAGTTGGCCCCGGCGTGTTGACGCACGCCGAGGCCGTTCCCGCCCCAGTGGCAACCGTAGAAGAAACCCTTGAACAGGAAGAAACCATGTTATTGCAAAACGCCGCCCTGACCCCCGAGGCCCGCCGCCACTTCAACTTGCCGCGCAACCCGTTCGTGGACGACGTGCAGTCCAGCGACGACGTGTTCCAGACCGCTGGCGTGCGCTATGTGCGCGCCAGCCTGCTCGACTGCGCCCAGCACCACGGCTTCATGGCCATCGTGGGCGAGAGCGGCGCGGGCAAGAGCACGCTGGCCGAAGACCTGGAGGAACGCATTCGCACCGAGGGGCGCGAGGTGGTGGTGATCCGCCCCTATGTGCTGGCGATGGAGGAGAGCGATGCCAAGGGCAAGCCGCTCAAGAGCGGGCAGATTGCCGAGGCGGTGGTGCGCACGCTGGACCCCCAGGCCAGCCTGAAGAGCAGCCCCGACGCGCGCTTTGCCCAGGTCCACCGCTTGCTCAAAGCCAGCGCCAGCGCCGGGCGGCGCCACCTGATCCTGATCGAAGAGGCGCACACCATGCCCACCGCCACCTTGAAGCATCTCAAGCGCTGGCTCGAAGTGAAGGACGGCCTCAAGCGCCTGGTGGGTGTGGCGCTGATCGGCCAGCCCGAGCTGCGCACCCGCCTCTCCAACGGTGGCGCCGAGCTGCGCGAAGTGGCGCAGCGCTGCGAGCTGGTGGAGCTGGGGCCGCTGGACACCGATCTGGAGGGCTACCTGCGCCACAAGTTCGCCCGCTTCGACCTGAAGTACGAGCAGGTGTTCGACGTGGACGCGGCCGACGCCATCCGTGCCCGCCTGATCCACCTGCCGCGGGGCGGCAAGCCCAGCGACGCGCGCAGCATCTGTTACCCGCTGGTGATCAACAACCTGGTGAGCCGCGCGATGAACGCCGCCGCCCTGGTGGGCTACCCCAAGGTAGACGCCCAAGTGATTGCGGGGTGCTGAGCCATGAGCATCTTTCGCATCAAGGTGTTTTCTCCAGGGCGCCCGCGCGTGGCCTTCGTGGGCATCTTCGCCAGCAGCCTGGAGGCCACGTGTCAGGCCCTGGCCGACTGGCCGCAGGCGACATCGGTCAGCGTGATCTGCATTTCCGGGAGAGTCTCATGAACCATTGCAATGACCAGGGCGGCAAGCCCCGCCAGCAGCACAGCTGCGACGCGCTGGGCGTGTGCCAGGAGTGCTACCCCGCCTGCGGTGGCTGCTTCACGCGCCACGACACCGCCCGCATGACCGCGCCCGTGGCCAGCGGGCCGCGTTTCGCGTTTGCGCCAGGCGTGATTGATGGCGGCGAGCCGAGCCGCAGACAGCTGTTCAAGCGCCTGGCTTGGGCGGCCGCCTGGTGGCTGGGATGCGGCCTGCTGGCCGGGCTGGCAGCAGGCCTGGTGGCGGGAGCCATTCAATGAGCGGCCAAAAAGCCCCTGACACCATCGCCTGCCCGGTGTGCAGCAGCGAGCTGAGCCTGGAGCACCTGCTGGGGCATCTGGACGATGAACAGGCCTTCAGCCGCCTGGTGGCGCTCAGCGTGCCCATGGCGCACCTGGTGGTGCGCTACATCGGGCTGTTCACGCCCGAGAAGCAGCGCCTCACGCTGCGCAAGAAAGTGCGCCTGATCCAGCAGCTGCTGCCCGACCTGCAGCGCGAGGCCATCACCCACCGGGGCCGCGACTGGCCGGCGCCGCTGGAGCACTGGGGCAAGGGCATCGAGCAGATGCTGGCGGCGCGCGCCGCTGGCCGGCTGGACCTGCCCATGAGCGGCCACGGCTATCTGTATGCGGTGCTCGCCGGCATGGCCGACAAGCTCGAAGCCCAGGCCGAGCGCGAGGCTGAAGACACCAAGCGCCACGGGCCGCGCGCGGCCACCGTGAACGCCGCGCAGCCGGTGCAGGCCAACCCCGTGCTGGCCGCGCTCGACGCGCAAAGCCAGCGCGCGGTGCCGGTGCCCGCCCAAGCCCGCGAGCTGCTCGCCAACCTCAGACGAGGGCACGCGCCGTGAAGCCCAGCCCCAAGCCTTCCCCCACCCCACCTCTGTTTCTGTTACCTCACCACCTCAGACCATGACCATGAACCCAAACACCCCCCCCGCCCAGCTCACCGACATCGAGCCCGCTGCCCGTGCCTACGCCGATGCGCGCGGCAAGGTGTCCGAAATCGTGACCGACCTGAACGACGGCATCGCCGCCTTGAAGCGCGACAGCATGCCCGGCCTCAAGCGCGCCATTGCGCGCGCCGCCGACAAGCACGACCAGCTGCTGCGCATCATCCAGGCCAACCCGGGCCTGTTTGTCAAACCCCGCACCGTGATCTACCACGGCATCAAGCTGGGCTACGCCAAGGGCAAAGGCGGCATTGCGTTTGACGACCCCGCGCAGGTGATCAAGCTCATTCGCAAGCACCTGCCCGAGGCCGCCGACACGCTGATCAAGACCACCGAAGCGCCGGTGAAAGACGCCCTGGCCCTGCTCACCGTGGCCGAGCTGAAAAAGCTGGGCTGCCACGTGGTGGACGCCAGCGACGCGGTGCTGATCAAGCCCGCCGACAGCGCGGTGGACAAGCTGGTGGACACGCTCCTCAAGGGCGCCACCGAAACCGAAGGAGAGGCGGCATGAGCAAAATGAGCAAAGCCAAGCCCTACCTGCCCCACGCCAACACGCTGGCGGCCAACGTGTGCCAGTACTTCCGGCGCCTGCCCGATGAGCAGCTCTCGAGCAAAGACATCGCCATCAAATGGGACTGCGAGACCGGCAACGTGCGCCACCAGCTCAAGCTCGCGGTGGCCGCTGGCCTGCTGAGCCTGGACGGTTCGGTCTACGGCGCGGGCGAGCAGATCGAGCGGGTGTCGGTCTCGGTGCAGCCGTTTGTGGGTGCCTCGGCGTCTCGCGCCGCGCAAGGGCGCGCCCCGGTGATCGACATCGAGGCGATCGAGTTCGATGACGACGTGCACCCGAGCGTGGGCGGTGGCGGCAACGGCCCCACCCTGGTGGAACGCTGGACCGCCAAACTCAAGACCATGAAAGTGGGCCAGAGCTTCGCCGTCTCCCGCGAGCAGCGCTTCACCCTGCAAACCGCGATCACCCAGCTGCGCAAGCAAGGCGGCCCGGTCACCTACATCTCGCGCAAAAAGGGCGACCAGCTGCGCGTGTTTTGCCAGCCGGCGCAGCCCAAGGAGGCGGCATGAGCACCAGCCCGATCAACGCCGCCAAGGGCATGCAAGGCTTTGTCAGCGCGGCCCAGCGCAAGCGCTGCGGCATTTGCCAGCATGTGGCCAAGCTGCAAACCGACACCTGGCAGTGCCGCAAGGGCGGCTTCCTGACATCGGCTTATTCGGTTTGCAAGGTCTGGGAAATCAAGCAACCCCCGGGGTTTCGCCAGCCCACCCCCATCGCCACCCCCACCCACCACACTCCAATCGGGCAGCAACAGGCCCCGCAGGGTCTAAACCCTGTCCCAAAGTGTCCCAAAACGCCGGGGCAGGGCATTGGTGCCACAACCACCAAAAACGCCGCCAGCGGCCCCAAACTGAGCTGAAGCCATGCCCCGCCACATCGCCGCCATCCACGTGCTCAAAGCCCAGCTGAAGCTGAGCGACGACGACTACCGCGCTTTGCTGGTGCAGCTCACCGGGCAGGCCAGCAGCAAGGGCTTGCCCGAGCGCGAGCAAAGCGCGGTGCGCGAGCACCTGCAGCGCCTGGCCGAGCGCATGGGTGTGGCCAAGCCCAGCCGCGCCCGACCGCTCAACGCAAAAGCCTTTGCTGCCAAGAAAGCACAGGCCAGCCCAAAAGAGCGCAAGGTGTGGGCGATGTGGAACCAGCTGCACCGCGATGGCAAGCTGCGCGACAACAGCGCGGCAGCGCTCAACGCCTGGGTGCAGCGCACGGTGGGCGTGAGCGCGCTGCTGTGGTGCAACGACGCGCAACTGGTCACCCTGATCGAGGCGCTCAAAGGCTGGCAAGATCGCCGCGCTTCCTGAGCCCCACCCAGCACCCCAGCCCGCACAACCGCACCGCCACAAGGACCCGCCATGTTTGAAATGTTCGACCGCCCCGACCTAGAAGAGACCACGCAGCAGCAGCTCGCGCCGCTCACCGAGCTGCTGCCCGCCGACTGGCCGCCCACCTGGTGCGAGCTGGCCACCAGCCACTTTGTCACTTTGATGGCCACGCCCACCAGCCACCGCGCCGACCCCAACCACCTGGCCCACCTGGCGATGGCGCTGGCGCTGGGCATCGCGCAGGACATGGGCGGCACGCAGCCTTACATTCCGGTGGGCGCGGTGGCAGCGGCCGGCGCTCGCGCACGCAAGGCAATTGAGCTGCTGGGTGCGCGTTGCAGCTACCAGGAAGCGGCGCGCGCCACGGGGTTGACCGAGAACCGGGTGCGCAAGATCGAAGCGGAATGGCGCAAGCAGCAGATCGCGCAGCGCCAGGGGCGGCTGGACCTGCAACCCAGCTGAGCGGCGCCGCACCCCACGGCCCACCCTCTTCACCAGGCCCCGACGCCCTCGCGCGTGCGGGGCCTTTTTGTTGGTTCAAAGCAGTGACGCCCGCCATTTAGGCCGCCACCCGGTGCGGGCCGACAGTGCGGTCCATGCCATCGCCCACCCCTGCCAATTCAACGCTGCCCGGCGGCATTGAAATCTTTCGCCCCGGTCGCCACACCGACGACTCGGGCACCGTGCATTCGTTCACCGAAGCCGATGTGGCGGGCATGGCGGCCAGCTACAGCCCGGCGCTGCGCGAGGCGCCGCTGACCGTGGGGCACCCCAGAGACAACCTGCCGGCCTACGGCTGGGTGAAGTCGCTCACGCGCAACGCCGCCGGTGCGCTGGCCATTGAGGCCCACCAGGTCGAGCCGCAGTTTGCCGAGATGGTGAGCGCGGGCCGCTTCAAGAAGCGCAGCGCTTCCTTCTACCCACCCCAGGCCCCCAACAACCCCACGCCCGGGCGCTGGTACCTGCGCCATGTGGCGTTTCTCGGCGCGCAGCCCCCGGCCATCGCGGGCCTGAAAGACATCCAGTTCTCTGAAGGCGACACCAGCGAAGGCGCGGTGTCGTTCAGCGAAGCCGTGTCCACCACCCCAGCAACCCCCGTTCCCCCCGCAACCGCAACCGCAACCGCAACCGCAACCCCACCCCCACCGGAGCAAGACCCCATGGACGAAGAATTGAAAGCGCAGCTGGCCCAGGCCCAAAAAGACTTGGCTGACGCGCAAGCCGCCACCGCTGCTGCCACCCAGAAAGCCACCGCAGCCGAGGCGCAGGCCGCCAGCTTCGCCGAGCAGGCCCGGGCCGACCGCAAGGCCGGTTTCGTGAGCTTCGCCCAGGCGCAAGTTCAAGCGGGCAAGTTGTTGCCCAAAGACGAGGCCATGGCCGTGGCCACGCTGCAAGCGCTGGCCGACGCGCAGCCGGTGGAGTTCGCCGAGGGTGACGCCACCCGCAAGGTGAGCCCGGCGCAGTGGTTGCAAGACCTGCTGGCCAGCGCGCCGCCCGCCGTGAGTTTTGGCGAGTTCGCCCCCGGCAAGGGCAGCGGCCAGATTCAACCCGGCAGCGCCCGCGGAAAAAGCGACGCCGAGATTGACACCGCCGCGCGCTCCTTCATGCGCGCCCACAAGGTGGACTACGCCGAAGCGCTGACCGCCGTCACCAGCTCGTTCACCAGCTGAACGCCACCACCCCGCACACACGCAAGGACGCATCCAAATGATGACCCCCGCCGACATTCGCCTCAAGCAAAACCCCATCCTCACCAACCTGCTGCTGGGCATGGGCCAAGGCAGCATGGTTGCCGAGCAGCTGTTCCCCCGCCTGCCGCAAACGCTCTCCAGCGTGAACCTGGCCAAGCTGGGCGACGAGCGGCTGCGCCGCTACAACCTGCGCCGCGCGCCGGGCAGCGCCACCAAGCGCGTGAACATCAAGTTCGAAGGCGTGACCTACTCGGTGGACCAGTACTCGGTGGAAGTGCCCATGCCGCGCGAGCTGCTGCGCGAGGCCGACGAGAGCCGCAAGCTCAACGTGGGCAACTACCTGGACGTGAGTCGTATCGCCATGCGCACCTCCAGCGACATCCTGGGCCTGGACTACGAGCTGGAAGTGGCGGGCATGGCCACCACCGCCGGCACCTACGCCGCGGGCCATGTGCTGGCGTTGGCCGGGGCCACGAAGTGGAGCGCGCCCACCGGCACGCCCGTGACCGACATCCGCGCGGCCAGCGACGTGATCCGCAAAAAGATCGGCAAGCGCCCCAACAAGCTCACGCTCTCCGCCGACGCCGAGAGCGCGCTGGTCATGAACGCCGAGGTGCGCTCCTACTTGCCCTCCACCCAGATGGGCGCTGCCACGCTGGACCAGCTCAAGACCATTCTGAAGGTGCAGGAGATCGTGGTGGGCGACGCGGTGTGGGTCGACGAGACCGACACGGGCCGCGACGTGTGGGGCAACAACGCCGTGCTGGCTTATGTGCCCACCATCGGCGCCGGGGGCAGCGCAGACATCAGCCTGGCTGAGCCTGCCTTTGGCTTCACCAACGTGATCGAAGGCAACCCGTTTGCCGAGACGCCTTACTACGAGAACGGCAGCAAGAGCTGGGTGTATGGCGCGACGTATGAGCGCCGCCCCAACGTTGCCTACAACACGGCCGGCTTCTTGTTCACGAACCCCAAGTAACCCCCGCGCGCCGCTTCGCGTCACCCCCCAGGGGGCGGCGCTGGCGCCCCGGCAAAGCCGGTTGCACGGCGCCCTGGCTGCAAACCACTTTCTATAAGGATTTTCCCAATGCCAAAACTCATTGCCATGGTGGCCACCGCCGTGATGCTGGACGGTGTGCGCACTGTCATCCAGCCCGGCGAAGAGCTGCCCGAGCTGAGCCCGCACGATGCCAGCGAGCTGCTGGCCAGCGGTGCGGCGCAAGACACCGCCGCCACCGACGCTGAGGCGAAGGCCCAAGCGAAAGAGGCCCGTGCAGCCGCGGCTGAGATTGAAGCGGCTCGTGAGCGCGTCAAGGCCGAACGCGCCAGCACCACACCTGCCGCCATGACCGCGCCCGACAAGCCGGCCAAGACCAAGTAAGCAGCCCAGCAACACTCTCAACAGGACCAGCACCCCATGCCCTCACAAAACAACACCGGTCGCCAGTACGACAAAACCCATGGTGTGACCACCGTGGCCCAAGTGGCCCTGGCCGACGCGCGCTTTGTCGCGTACGACGGCGGCTATCCCACCAACGCAGGCGGCGCGAAAGCCGTGCAAGGCGTGAGCGAAAGCAACGCCGCAGCTGGCGACGCGCTCAACCTCGTCACCGGCTACAGCGCCCTGGTGGAAGCCGGTGCAGCCATTGGCTTTGGCACGCTGGTGAAAGCTGACGCCACGGGCCGCGCCATTGCAGGCACGCTCACCGACCACTGCGGCCGCGCGCTGGGCGCGTCCACCGCCGCTGGCCAGCTGATCGAAGTGCAGCTGCTGCAGCACACGCACCCGTAAGCGGCTGAGCCCACCACGCCCCAAGCCCGGCACCATGAACTACGCCAGCCCGCAAGACCTGATGGATCGCTTTGGCGAGGCCGAGCTGCTGCAGCTCACCGACCCCGATCTGCAAGCGGTGCAAACGGCGCGGGTGCAGCGCGCCATTGACGACGCGCAGGCCTATGTGGACAGTTTTGTGGGCCGCGTGTACCGATTGCCGCTCTCGGGCTGCGTCAAGCCCACGCCCACGCAGGCCGACCCGCAAGCGATCACCCTGGTGGCGCCGCCCCAGCTCGCGCGCATCACCGCCGACGTGGCGCGCTACTACCTGTGGCGCGACTTCGCGCCCGAGAGCGAGGTCTACCTGCGCCACAAAGCCGCCACAAAAGAGCTGGAGGCCATTGGCGAAGGCAAGGCCACGCTCAGCTGCCCCTGGGGCGGCTTGCCTGGCGCGCTGGTGCAGGGCAGCGAGCCGGGTGACGCCGAGGTGTTCCACGGCTTCAGCCCGCGCCGCATGGTTGACAGCGACCTGGCGGGCTACCGGTAATGAGCACCACCGGCATGACCCCCGAGCAGGCCCACGACTTCATGGCGCTGGAGCCGCGCCTGGTCGCGCTGCTGAAAGACGCTTTTGCGGGTATGAGCCCGGCGGTCCACGTGCTCACCGCGGCCGATCTGGGCGCGGTGGCAGAAGCCCGCCAGCTCACGCCAGCGGTGCATGTGATCTACGGCGGCTACCGCATTGAGCAAGACATTGGGCTGGCCTGGCGCCTGCAACACACCTGGTACGCGGTGGTGGTCGTCAAGCACGCCGCCCAGGTCAAGACCGGCGCTGCTGGGCGCCAAAGCGCGGGCCAGTTGGCCGCCACCGTGGTGCAGGCGCTGGCCGGCGCGGTGGTGCCTGGCGCGGCGGAGGCGCTCACGCTCATCACGCCCCCAGCCCCCAGCTACGCCGCGCCCTACACCTACCTGCCCACGGCGATTCACGCCGTGACCCATTTCCGCAAATCCCCCACCCACTGACCCACCAGGACCCACACCCATGGCCGCGATCGACATCATCAAAAAGACCTACCGCCCCGTTGCCCGCGTGGGCCAGTTCTACGCCGCCGTGTACGGCAGCCAAGTGCTGCTGCCCATGGGCAACGTCCTCGAAGCCAGCACCGAGCAAAGCGAGAGCGTGGAGAAGCAAGACGACATGACCGCGCTGGGCGGCGGCACGCACAGCGAGCTGCGCCGGGTGACCGGCGTGATGTTCAAAGCCAAGCTGGCCGACCTGAACATCGTCAACCTCGCCCGCGCCCTGCGCGGCACGGTGAGCGCGCAGGACGCCGGCACGGTGGTGGACGCCCCCTACACCGCCACGCTGGGCGCTCTGCTGCCCCTGCCGCACACCGGCGTGAGCAGCCTGGTGGTCAAGAAAGGCCCGTTGGCGGGCGCCGCCACCGTGGTTGCAGCAGCGGGCAATTACGAGCTGCGCCCCGAGGGCGTTTGGCTGCCCGAGACGGCCCCCGGCATCACCGCCGCCGACCAGCTGTGGCTGAGCTACAGCCACGCCGACCAGGTGGTGGTGGAGGCGCTGACCGCTGCCACCCCGGAGCTCTACATCCGCTTTGCGGGCTTGAACGAGGTGGAGAGCGGACGGCCCAGCGTGGTCGATCTGTGGCGCGTGAGCCAGGGCGTGACCAAGCAGCTGAGCCTGATCAACAAGGGCTTCACCACGCTGGACATCGAGGGCGAGCTGCTCAAGGACCCCACCAAGACCGGCCTGGGCGTGAGCGGCTTCATGCGCACCATCGAGCGCTGACGCGGCCAGCGGGGCCTGGCCCCGGCCCACTCCTCGCGCACCCCAAGCGCGCCACCTGGCCCACGCTGGGCGGCGCGCTTTTTCTTTTGCACCACCAGGTAGGCCCCCATGGCGATTCGCCCGATTGAGATTCTGATCCGCGCGCGCGACGAGTTCAGCGGCGCGCTGAGCGGCATGCAAAGCAAGGTGCTGCTGGCGGGCGCGGCCATTGCCGGGGTGTTTGGCATCTCCCTGTTCAAGGGCGCGGTCACCAGCGCCGCCGAGCTCGAAGCCCAGCTCTCTGATGTGCAGGCCGTCAGCGGCGCGACCAAAGACGAGATGCAGCTGCTGCGCAAGGCGGCAGAAGAGGCCGGCGCCAGCACCAAGTTCACCGCCACCGAAGCGGCCCAGGCGCTGGGCAATTTGGCGCGCTCGGGCATGTCGGCCAAAGATTCGATTGCGGCGCTGCCCGCCACGTTGAACTTGGCGCAAGCGGGCTCGATCGATCTGGCTGAGGCCAGCAGCATCATGACCCGCTCGCTGGCCGGCTTTGGGCTGGCAGCCACCGACGCGGGCCGCGTGGCCGACCTGCTGGCCATGGCCGCCAACGCCAGCGACACCAGCGTGACCGGCCTGGGCCAGGCGCTCAGCTACGCCGCGCCCACGGCCAGCGCCATGGGCATCAGCCTGGAAAGCACGCTGGCCATCATCGGCAAATTTGCCGACGGCGGCATCGACGCCAGCCGCGCCGGCACCGCGCTCAACGCCATCCTGGCCCAGTTCGGCGACCCCGCCAGCAGCTTCCGAAAGGAGCTGGCGGCCGCTGGCATCACCACCGGCAACTTCGAGACCGCGCTGGTGCAGCTGGCCGGCGCGGGCGACAAAGGCAAGGACGCGATTCGCGCCGTGGGCACCGAAGCCGCGCCTGCGCTGCAATCGCTGTTGAACCGGGGCGTGCCCGCGCTGGAGGCGCTGCGCCAGAAACTGGTGGAGAGCGCGGGCAGCGCCGATCAGTTTGCCAAGCAGGTGGGCGACAACCTGACGGGCGCCACCAAAACGCTCAGCAGCAGCTGGGACGCGCTCAAGATTGCGCTGGGCACACCGGTGCTGCCCATCCTGAAAGATGCGGTGAACGAGCTGGCCGGCTCGCTGCGCAATGCGGTCAGCGACGGCACGGTGGGCAGGTTTGGCGATGCGATTGCCAAGGGCTTCCAGGCGGGCCTGGAATGGGCGCGCAAGTTCCTCGCCGAGGTGGACTTCGCGGCCATCGCCCAGCGCCTGGGCAACGCGGCCGACCAGGTGGGCGCGGCCTTTGACAGCATCCGCAGCAAGGCAGAGACGGCGGGCGACCTGGTGCGCCTGGTGTGGGGCGCCATGAGCGCGGGCGTGAACACGGTGCTGGCGGCGGTGTTCACCGTGGGCGAGGCCTTCGCCGGCGTAGCGAGCAACATCCAGAGCGGCCTGGCCCTGATCCTTGATGGGCTGGCCAAGATCACGTTTGGCGGCGTCTCGGCCAACTTCAAAGCCGCCGCCGATGACATGCGCCTCAGCGCCGAGGCCACCTGGGCCAGCAGCGAGGCACTGGCCGACAAAGCCCGCCAGTCGTTCATCGGCCTGAGCGACGGCGCGCAGATGGCGCGCGATGGCTTCGCCGGGCTCACGGGTGAGATGCAAGCCAGCCAGCCCGCTGCCACCGCCGCCGCCCAGGCCATTGGCACCGTGGCCAAAGAGCTGCAGGCCGTGGCCGAGAAAAACGCCGAGGCCCGCCGAGCCACCGAAGCCAAAACCGCCGCCGATGAAAGCGCCAAGTTGGCGGTGGCGCAGCTGCGCGCCGAATACGAAGCCGCCGTGAACATGGGCAACTGGCAGCTGGCAGCCGAAAAAATGGAGGAGCTGAGCCGGGCCACCCTTCAGGTGGGCACCGATGCCAAGCAGACCACTGAAGAAGTTGAAGCGGCCTTCACCCGCATGGGCATCAAGACACAGGCCAGTTTGCAGGCCGCAGCCGAGAACAGCCGCAAGGATTTCGAGACCATCAAGGCCAGCGGGCAAGCCACCGCCGACGGCTTGCAGCAGGCGTTCAAGAAAATGGCCGACGCTGCCATTGCCTCGGGCGATGCCGGTGCGATCGCGTTCGTGAAATCGCAGGCCGCTGCGCAGGGCTTTGAAGTCACGGTGGACAAAGCAGGCAACACAATCGTTCGAAAAATGAACGAGGCGCGCGACGCCACCCGTGGCGCGGGCAATGCCGCTGAAGACGCCTCCAAAAGCTACCAAGGCCTGGGCCTGAGCGCCGAGCAAGCGGCTGCGAACGTCAAAAAGCTCGCCGAGATCAACGCCAAGTACGCCAGCCCGCTGGGCAATGACAAGTTCGCGAGCCCGCTGAACAATGGCCCCACCGCGATGGGGAAAGCTGGTGCCGCAGTGGACAACTCGTTGCAGTTCAGCTTGCGGGACAAGCTCAACAACAACACGCTGAGCGATGCAGATGTCCCGCTTCTCAAAACGGCACTGGCAACGATACGAGCCAACCAGGCTGTCATGAATACCATTTCTCCCGGCTTGAACAGCCTGCAAGGGCTTGCATCCGACCGCGAATGGGCCAATGTGGCGACCAGGTTTGATGATTTCATCCGCGAAGCCGAACGCCCGGCCCCCGCAGCGCAAACCCCAGCTGTGCAGCAGCGCAGCCCGTCGGGCACAAACACCCCGGGCGCCACATTCGTCAGCAACATCACCCTGCCCGGCGCCGGCACCACGCGCTTGAGCTTTGCCGACGCGGGCAGCCAGCGCGATGCCGAGGCGCTGCTGCGACAACTCACCCAAGCCAGAGGCGCATCGTCATGACCATCACCCTCACCCACAACGGCACAACAGCCCACATCAGCGACCGCCTGGACTGGGTGGACGAATACGAGTGGAGCCCGGTGGAGCAGGCCAGCGCCTACAGCACCACCGGCGCGCTGCTGATCGATGTGGCGCTCAAGCAAGCGGGCCGGCCGATCACGCTGGTGGGCACCGACACCGCGGCCTGGATCAGCCGCGCGCTGTGCGACACGTTGCAGGCCTGGGCCAGCCTGCCCGGCATCACGCTCACCCTCACCCTGCGCGGCACCGCCCACCAGGTGGTGTTTGACCACGCGCAAAAGGGTTTTGCTGCACGCCCAGTGTGGAAGCTGCTCGACGGCGAGATCACCCCCGCCCTGATGTACCTGCCGACCTTCCGCTTCCTGACGGTCTGAGCCAGGGCACTGCGCCGCACCAGCGCACAGCGCAGACAGTGACACGCGCCACTTAGCCCGGCTCGCGCGCGCGCGGCAAAGTGCCGTGCATGCAACCCATCACACACACCTACAAGCAGGGCACCAGCCTGTGGTTTGGCTGCGAGTTGCTCGACGACGCTGGCGCGCCCGCCTCGGGCCTGGGGGTCGATGTGGCCTGCACCGCCGAACACAAAGCGTCTGGCGACACCCGGGCCATGACGCTGGTGTGGATCGACCGCGCGCAGGGCCGCTTTGAGCTGTGGGCGCCGGGCGCAGGCACCTGCAGCGACTGGGCCACCGGCATGTGGCTGTGCGACGTGCAATGCACCCGCGAAGGCGCGGCCACCGGCGCACGCGCGCTGGTGCTGGCCAGCGAGACCATTGGCCTGTTGATCCAGGCGCGGCCATGAAGATACGCATCATGCAGCGCGGCCAGCCCTGGGCGCTGGCGACCGAGGCGGTGGGCCAAAGCGCGCAACCGATTGCCACGCTGCGCACCACGCAGGGCCTCACCGGCGCGCCGGGCAGCTCGGGCATGGCGCAGATCTCGGGCGACCCGGCCAACGCGCTGGGGCTGGGGCAAGACGGCAAGCTGTTCGTGCCCCCCGTGCCCGCCGTGCCGGGTCCGCAAGGCCCGCAGGGTCTGCCAGGTCTGCCGGGCGCCGACGGCGCGCAAGGTCCGCAAGGTCTGCCAGGCGCCGATGGCGCGCAGGGTCCGCAAGGTCCGCAAGGTCCGCAGGGTTTGCCGGGCGCCGATGGCGCGCAAGGTCCGCAAGGTCTGCCAGGCGCGGACGGCGCGCAAGGTCCGCAAGGCCCGCAGGGTTTGCCAGGTCTGCCGGGCGCCGATGGCGCGCAAGGTCCGCAAGGTCTGCCGGGCGCCGATGGCGCGCAGGGTCCGCAAGGCCCGCAAGGTCCGCAAGGTCTGCCGGGCGCCGATGGCGCGCAGGGTCCGCAAGGTCTGCCGGGCGCCGATGGCGCGCAGGGTCCGCAAGGCCCGCAGGGTCTGCCAGGTCTGCCGGGCGCCGACGGCGCGCAAGGCCCGCAAGGTCTGCCAGGTGCGGACGGCGCGCAGGGTCCGCGAGGCCTCTCAGGCCCGCCGGGCCCCACGCCGGCGCGTTCGCTGTTTCTGCCCGAGCCCACCGCCAGCGAGCGGGTGGCGCTTTTTTTCACCAGCGAGGCGCGCACGCTGAGCAAGCTCGTGGCCGCGCTGCCCGGCGCCAGCGCCAGCCCGAGCCTGGCCTACAGCGTGCGCTTCGCCGCCGATCTGTCGGCGCTGGGTACCGAGGCCGTGGCTGGCGGTTCGCTGGTCACCAGCGCCACCTCTGGCGATGAAGTCACCAGCTTCACCACAGCCGCCATTCCGGCTGGTTCGTGGGTCTGGCTCACCACCACAGCCAAAGCGGGCACCGTGCCCGCGCTGTCCCTCACCCTGGAGTTCTGAAGACCATGACCATCAGCACCGTCGACGGCGTTGTCAACGCCCTGGCCAATGGCGCCAGCCGAATCGTGTTTGACAAAGCCAGCCTGGCCAGCCAGGTGGTGGGCCGCTTTGTGTCCATGTGGCGGGCCGCCGGGCAGCCCGCGCAGGGCGCCATCCCTGCGGCGCCCGCTGTTTGCGACCACACGCTGCTGGGCGGCATTCAGTTCGCCCAACAGGTGGCGCCGGCCACCAGCTACATCGGTTGGCTGGCCGTGGCATCGAGCAACAACGCGCAGACGCTGGAGATCCACGACCGGCTGGCCCATTGCGCCGGTCTGGCGTTCAACCTCACGAGCGCGCAAACCACCAACCTGCCGATCGACATCGAGGCGCTGGGCGTTGCCGCCTCGCGCATTGGGGACGCCAATTACGGTGACGTGCAAACCTGGTTGGAGGTGTACGCAGACGGCGGGGCCACGGCATCCAACGCGGTGATCAACGTCACCTTCGATGACAACAGCAGCGGCAACCTGGGCAACCTCGCCGTGGGCGGCACATTGCGCGCGGGCAATCTGCTGAGCGTTGACGCGCTGCGCACCACGGCGCAGCAGGGCAAGAACATCAAGCGCATCAACTCGGTGACGCTTTCGGCCTCCACCGGCACCGCGGGCAATTTCGGCTTCACCTTCACGCGACCGCGCACCACCGTGCTCATGGCGCTGGCCAACGCGGCCGCGCCCTGCGACTGGGCTCAGCTCGGCCTGTCCGAGGTGCCCAACGGCTCCTGCCTCTTCGCGGTGATCCTGCCCAGCACCACCAGCAGCGGCACGCTGCGCGGCGGCGGCAAGATCATCCACGGCTGAGCAGGCGCGGCCCCATGAACCCCCAACGATTCGCCCTGCGCCTGCCGCGCGGCGGCTCGGCCCAGTGGTCAGAGCCGGTGTTGGGCCTGCTGCTGCAGGCCGCGTTCTTCAGCGGCGCCAACCCCGCACCGCCGC